GTAAATTGTGCAACCTCATCTTGGGTTGCTTCTCTTTCTGTAGTTTCATCAGTAAGCGCATTATGCGTAACTATTTTCATATTATTCCTAACTCTTCTTGTAACCATATACGGAAATTGTTCCACCAAATGTGCCAGCAGCGCAGATAAAAGAAATACCATCAAATGAAGTTGTAGTATCAAACTCTAAGCCACCTGTTATTCTGTAACCATTGCCTTGAACTGCTTGATGATTAGCATAAGTGTTTTGAGTAGCAAAAGGGTTGAAAACAAACATTACATTACTTGTAGGGTTTCCAGTTATGTCTTGAATATACGCTAAGGTGCTTCCTGCCGCGCTGCCCAATTGACCAGTAGCACCAGCAGTTCCAAATGCTGCATATTCCCAGTTAGACCCATAATTGCTAGTTGTGTTATCGCTGCCGCCAGTTCTAAATCTAACTTGCATTGCATTAGAGCCTGAAGTACTTTCAACATTTAGCAATATCAAATAATTATCATAAGTGCTAGAAAAAACAGAATCAACGCTTGCTGCTGTAGCTGAACTAAATGCAGCAGTAGTAATTCTAACTAAATCTCCACCACCAGCAGCAGCAGCCCATTTCAAGCCTGTTGAAGTTGAAGAATCAACCTGCAATGTGTGTCCATTTGTGCCGCCAACTGCTAGCCGACTAAAAGTATCTGCACCAGTTCCAACTACTAAATCACCTTTAGCATCTATTGCAGTAGCCATAGAATTAGTAATAGTTACTGTGCCGCTAGTGCCACCGCCGCTAATACCTGTACCAGCTGTTACGCCCTCTATATCGCCTGTCGCGCCACTTGCTGCCCACGCGCTGCCTGTGTAATACCAGAGACTATTATTATCTTTTGTGTATGCGAACTGTCCCTCTTGCGGTGATGTTATAGCAGCATCTCTAGCAGCTTCACTAGCAAAAACTAAGACGCCTTGCATTAAATAGCCATTTACGTCCGCGGAGGTGAGTACCTCTCCTGTCTGAAAATTCTTAAATCCTAAACCTGCAGCCATTTTTCTCCTTAATAAGCGAGCGAGTCCTCATCTAGTAGGCCATCTACTAGAGAGTCTAGCACGAACCCACTCGCGAACGGTTGCGCGGTGGTAAAAGTAGTATTAAAAGAATTAGGGGTAATGTCATAAGCGACGCCAGTTATCACCGTATCGCTCTCTACGTTGCCACCTTGCAGCACCTGTATTACGGTAATGGGATCATAGACGTCTAGCTCCAGAGCTGCAGTAACGCGGTCTGGACTTGCGCCATCATATGCATCTAGGGTTAAAGATTCCAGACGTAGGTCTGCTCCTACCTCCTGGCGACTTGCTACGATCATAAGCGCCTGATTTAAGGCATCTGTATCGGTCTGCGCTATGGAACTACGGTTACGAGTATGCTTAAAAAATGTATCGATGCTGTCTACGTTATTTACTGTCTGCGGTGTACCGCCAGTGCGTGTAACAGTGCAGCTGTTAATAAGTCCAAAATCTGATAAATCAAAAGCTACTTTTTGATAGGTGATAGTTCCAGGTAATCCAGTATCACTAAACACTGTAGGTGTACCGCCAGAGGCTGTAATTATGTCCTCTCTGGATCTAAACGTGGCGTAGCCTTGCTGGTTGATATAAAAGGCTCCTAGATCTGTAGCTTCTACTGTCTGACAGGCCGATAGAGCTGTCCTAATACTGCCTGTATCTGCCTGTACGGTCGTATCTGCAGTCGTAGATATAGAGCGCATACCGCCAGGCCACTCAGCGGCGTCTAGGATGCTAGTAATTCGCTCAGCTGTAGTCTGCCCAGCTATCCCACCTGTAACAGTCGATATAGATGCCAGGTTTAATAATTGAAAACCATCTACGCAGTTAAGATCTACAAAGGCAGGATCGAATCCTGTAGGACTACTGTATTTCCAGGACTGTACGTACATAGATCCTAATGCGTACTCTTGTCCTACAAAAGTACCTATAAACCTAATCTTACGCATCGGTAATATTTTTCCGTATAGTGGACTTAATGTATTAGCAGGGTTAAATAAACCTGTCTCATCGATGAGGCGTACCGATGCAGTACCAGCCGTAAAGCTGTCAGAGGTACGATTATAGGCGCGTCTTATGCCAGTCTTTATTACGTATTGGCTTACGTCTACGATTTCCGATGCGCTCGTACCTAATACAGACTGGTCTAGCGGTGTAGATGGATCATCTAAAACTAAGCTAGGATCAAAGTGAGCACCGTTGCTAAAGTCGATAAAACAGCTAAAAACAGCGCCAGTACTCATATAGCGCTAACGATTAAATCATTACCTGTTCGCTGTGTCTGGTAGACAGCATCCGTTACCGCAGCTACTAGGTCATTTTGTGATAGTAAAGATCCTTCTATATTTACGTTTACTGTTATGCCTTCATCTCTAGCTCTAAACCCTGCAGGATCAAAAAACGATGGCGTAGCCATACCTCTAGCGCTGCGGCCTGTCTCCTCAAAATACCTAGACGATGATACGTCAAAATTAGATGGTACTGAGGTATCATCAAATAAATTACGTAATGAGCTACTTTCATTTTCATCAAAAAATCTAAAACTACCTAAATCAGGGACAAAAGGCTTCTTGAAAGGTTCGCCGCCTTGCTCTCCAGGTAAATCAATATAGGGAGGTCTAATGACAGGCGGTAGGAATGGTAGGTCTTTACCTGTATCTTCATCTTTTTTTCTAAATCCACCTGGATCAAAAGTACGAGGTACACCGCCAGTAATACCAGGTATAACAGGCATCGTAATAGTCGCGCCTATATTTATAGTGTACTTACCCTCTATAAGGGCTTTTAGGGCTTTCTTAATATCCTCTAGGTTATCTGTAAATTTAATCTCAGGTTTAAGAGCTGCTAAGGCGTCTATAGATGCTTTATCAGAGGCAAAACCAGCGGTTTTTAATAGCTGTAAAACTTTTTCTAGGTTCATCGCATCGTCATAGCGTCCCTCAGTAGCAGCCTTTAGAGTTTTTATAGCCTCCTCGTCTGTCTGATAATCTGAAATCTTTAGCGCTGATAATTGCAGTACGCGGTCTCTGTCTGTCTGTGAGAGTTGACGACGTAATGCAGCCTGTAAATTAATCGCATCTATGTCGAACTTAAACTGTATAGAGTTACGTAGTCTTTCAAGATCTGCGCTGCGCTTCTTATCTGCAGCCGCTGCCTTTTCTTTAGCCTGTAATCTTTTAAGATCTGCGGCGCGTCGTTTAGCTAATAATGCCTCAGCCTCAGATAGTTTAAGTAGTTTGGCTCTATCAGATAATTCTTTTTCATATGCCTCGGCTTGTTTCTTTCGCGCGGCATTTTCTTTAGCCATTTTGTCCGCACTAGTCCCCATAACAGGATCTAGTCCTACGAGCCAGTCTAAGCCTGTCAATAAAAGTTTAATTACAGGGTTTTTAGCTAATTCATCTAATTTATTCTGAAAACCCTCAAAGGCTCCGACGGCATTACCTAAAGCTTCTCCTATAGTTGTACCGAGAGCGATCATCTTGCTCTGGAATTCCTCAACGCTTACGCCTGAGTCCTCTAAGCCCTGTATAAATCCTTTACCTAAGGCTACCTGCGCCTCCTCAAAACCTACTTTTATCTTTTCTAATTTATCTGCAAAAGTATCAGCCTGACGAGTACCAAATTCTCCCTGTAAACGCGCTAATAATTCTGCGAACGTTTTACCTTCTACGTCAGCCTTCTCAAAACCTATACGTAGTCTTACGAGAGCGTTATAGTCACCTACAAAAGCGCGAGATAAAGCGTTAGTCACCTGCTCTAGCTCTAAACCCTTACGACCACTTATCTCAACTGCTAGCCCTAGTAATTTTTGAGCATCTGTTAAAGTGTAAGTCGTAGCTACTAATTTCTGTAGAGATGGTATTAATTTATCCTGCGATGTACCAGTAGCTAAGGCTAGACTACGTGTAAAATCTGTAGCTAAAGAGGTAGCGAAAGCAATACCTAATGTGTTTAATTCAGATTCTAATCTACGCGTGGATTTCTCTAGCTCTGCAAATTGTTGTGTACTCTTTTTTACAAAAGTGACTAGAGCAGTAGTAGTTAAGGCTACGCCTAAAGCTTTACCAAACTTCTGCAGGCTTTTTACAGATTTCTTAGTATTTTTATCTAGATCCTTAAAACCTTTATCTTTAAGCCTAGTGATAAAGTCAACCGCAACCTCTTTACGCGCCATAACCATTATTTAGTCCCCTTAACGAACTTAAATAATCTAGTGTTTATTACGTTAGCTATTTCTCGTCGCACTTTGTCGCCTAACTGCGCCTCTGCTCTATATATAAGGCGATAAGGATTACCAGCCACTTTAGGAAATAATACTCTAAAGTCCTCTGGAGCTTTATAGTTACGCGATACGTTTTTAGTCTTTTTACGAGATGACTCTTTACCTGCTCCTGCTAATTCATAAATAGCACCGCCTGGCGCACTATTTACTAGAGCTAAAGCTGCTACCGCTACTTTATTATAGCCAAAAGGTACTTTATTTTTAGTCGTACGTCGTATTTTTATACCTCTAGTTACTACGTCAGCCTGCCACGTCCATCGCAGAGGATCTCTAGATCTATGTATTTTATCGTCTATCCACGCAGGCGTAGAGTAAGTAGGTGGCTCCTGTTGAAATACGTCCCTGCCTTTATATTGCACGCTACCAGGTACGAAAGTTTTAGCTAAGTCGCTCATAGGCTTAACAGCTTCTTTGAGACCTTTATCAAAATCTTTACGTAGTTGCGGACTAATTTCTTTTAGCTGTTTTATTAATTCTGCAAAATCATCGATAAGGATGGACTCACTAGCTCTAGCCACTAGCGCCTCCTTTTCATCGTGCGCGGTGTATTACGCGCCTGAGCCTGCTCCTGCAGGATAAACTTTATCGCTGCATATATAGCAGGGTCGCATTTTAGTAACTCATTAGGTGAGATACTTGTCGCTACCGACACAGCTGCGACCTCCCATATGTCGCCGCGTCGGTCTATCCATTTTTTGAGTCAAAAACAAAATCTACGTCTTTATACTGATTCAAGAAATCGTCATCTAATGCCGCTGTAGTTTCACCCTTAGCGGTTATTAAATAATGCGCGAACCACCATAGATCACTTTCACGCTGATCCTCAATTAGTCGCTTACGCCATCCAGTCTTGAAGTGACTCTCGAAAGCCACCTTAGCCGCTGGCGTAAGCTCGTAATTTACCTCTTTACCGTCTTTTTTAGTTACTTTAATTAATTGCGTAGCCATTTATGTCCCCTATTCTAGTTAATTAAGATGTAGCTTTAGTTAGAGCAGTTACTGGAAGCGTAATAGATGCAGTCATTGGAGCATCGATAGAGCCGTTAATTGGCTGCCATTGTGCTACCAATACAGACATAGAATAGCGAGGGTTAGTCGCTGTAACAGTGCCTGAGACTGGGATTAGCTGAATAGCTAATTTTGTACCTAGTGCATCCTCAAAAATTGAGTTTACGCTAGATGCAGCAAAATCGTTAAACACCTCTAAAGTTACGCTAGGACGTTCAATACCACCGATTAGGTTTTGTACTGAATCAGTCATAGCCGTAATTTCTACGGCGTCAATTTCTCGCGACAGGCTGACCGCGCTAACGAAAGTGGTAATAGTTGTAGTGCCTGCGACTACAGCTACTTTATTACCCATAAAGATCGCCATTTATTTCTCCTTTTATTTAGCCGATCAATTCGACATTATACCGATACGCAAGGTAGTCGATACTAGCCACCTGTACAGATCCAGCGGTAGCGGATGTTACTCGCAGGGTTTGGACAGCGCCGCTAAGTGTTGCATCTGCCTCGATCGCGGCTTTCACCGAGGTAGAACCTGTTGACGCTAGATAACCGTCTAGCTTTGTCTGTCCAGCTGACTCGCTCATACGTCCT